GGCATTGGTGATGATAACGTCTCGAAATTCTATCCCAAGTATGTGGTCGTCAATGACGTCGAAGACCTTGCAGGTCAGGCGATTGACATGATGGCCAAGGCGTTGATGGGCGAGGGCTTTGTTGTGGACAACAGCAAGCTGCTCGATGCGTCGTAAGAAGGGTGGGCGCGTTCGAATACATACAGCGTGGTTCAAAGTCTGGCCGATGCGCGGCCAGAATTACGCGTTCTGGTTCAGCGTTGCCCAGACTGCCAAGGCACGAGGCGTTCGTGCCAATAACCTGCCTATGATTAGGCAAATCTGCATGGAGATTGACAGATGAAGACAACAACAACCCCGAAGAAACGTGGCCGCAAGGCATGGAAACGCAAGCCAGTGACGCTGTTGCGCATTGGACACTTGCAAATTGTATGGATGAGGAAGCCTCAATGAATTTATTTTTCTTGGACGACAGCCCGATGCAAGCGGCGCGTGATCTTGCAGACGTGCATGTAGGTAAGATGCTGTTGGAAGCATGCCAGATGATGTCGACTGCGGCACGTCAGCATGGTTTCGATGGCGGCTATGCCAGAGCATATGAGCATCACCCGATGACCAAGTGGGTGGCGCGTAGCAAACAGCATTTCGAGTGGGCATGGGAGCATGCCCTCTCTTGTGCAGGTGAGCATGAGGTTCGGTTTGGCACGTACCACAAGAGTGCGTTGCTGTTGCCGACGCTGAGTGTTGCGATGCACACGGTCATGCCAGACAGGGGGTGGCGCAACCCGCCAAGGTGCATGCCAGATGAATACAAGGTGGACTTTGATGCGTGGGATGGCTCGGTGCCATGCCATGTGCAGAGTTACCGTGACTATTATGCGGATGCCAAGCGGCATCTGCATAAGTGGACGAACGTGGAGACACCGGAATGGCTGAGTGTTTGAAGCGTAAGTGGTGGGAGTTCCACAAAGACAACCCCCATGTGTACGACTTGGTCGAGCAGTTCACGTTTGAAGTGATCAAGCGTGGCTATGATCATTACTCGATCAACTCTGTGTTCGAACGGATACGTTGGCACACAGACGTAGAGACTGAGTGCGAGAAGGAGTTCAAACTCAGCAACAACCACCGTGCGTACTATGCACGGTACTTCATGCACCTTCATCCAGAGCATGAAGGATTTTTCAGAACCAAAACAACGCAAGGAGAGCGCGATGACTAATGCAAATGATGTGGCCAAGACGTTGGCAAAGAAGAAACTTGGTGAGTACAGCACCGAGCAGACGAAGCCAGTGGTTGCGAGAGAGGTGCGCCAACACTTCCCCCGCAAGACGACGGTCAAGAGTTCACCAAAACCAGTAACGTCTGCGAAGGACTATGCCACACGGTATCCGTCTATTCAAACGCCAAGTGTGTTGAGCAAGGCCAAGGTGGATGTGAAGTTGAAGGCCATGCAGGAGTTGCCATGGCCAAAGGAGACTGCGGTTTACAAGCGTGCAGACTTCGAGAAGTTGGTGGGTGTGCTTGCAGACTACATGCTCGACGTGACCGAGGGTGCAGGGCTGATCAATGCGGGGACTGCGGGGACTGCTTTGCGGGATGCGTTGGCGTCTGTGATTCCAGACCACTTCAAGCACCGTGACCCGTTCGATGGCGAGTATCGTGTAATCAGCGGGGAGGAAGCGTGATGACTAGATGCGTAAGATGCAACGCCACAGAAGGACAACGCCGCCCGAATGGGTGGCATCTGTGCGGTGATTGCTACGAGGAACACAAGCAGGGCGAGGCAACATATAAGAAAGTGGAGGACAAGTGATGACTGTAATTGAAACTGTAATGACCCTATGGGGTGCAATGAGTATGGCCGAGAAGAAAGAACTTATCTTGGCCATTGGCGAGGCGTCTGTGAAGGACGGGCTTGTGAGTGAAGAGGACGTGAAGTCTGCGCCCAAAGCCAAGAAGGGCAAGAAGAGCGGCAAGCGTATGCCGTATAAGCCGTATTGGATTAAGAGCGTTGATGGCGTGGATGATACCAAGAAGGGCATGTTCCGCATCGAAGGCGAGTGGGTGAATGATGTGCAGAAAGATGTGAGCAGTGGGAACATGGTCATTGTGGGTACGAAGCACCCCAAGCATTACTATCTGGCGAAGCGAAAAGATGGCGCAAGCCTTACGCTTGCAACCGATGGTGGTGATATGACTGTGCCTCATTTGGTGCGTGTTACAGATGCTGACCGCTTTGCAGGTGTCGAGGCGGCGATAACAAAAGCACTTGCAGCATAGGTAAAAACGATATAGGTGTATCGTATGTTATACAAAAGGGGAGGGAAATACATGCGGAACACAGACCCTAGCACATGGGGAAGGCCAGCATCAAGCTGGTCAGCACCCCACCAAGCACCACCCTTGGATGTAATTATGTGCGTTCTGAAAGAGCGCAAAGTGAATAATCAAAACATGAGTAACATTCAGAGGAAACATGCAAACACAAATGGACAGGATCGAGTGGAAGCTCGATCAGATACTTGGTGCTTTGATGGTGAAAGCCTTCGACGCGCCTTCAAGCGACGAAGTCTCGCCAACGGCAACAACGCGCCACCATGTGGAAATGCCACAGTTTACCACCAAGCAACATGCGGCACTGCAAATGCTGTTGCGTGGGGCTGACAACAACGAAATCGCAGAGCGGTTTAACGTGTCACCAAATACGAGCAAAGTTTATGTGAGAAGCATTGCTAAGAAATTAGATGTGCAAACAAGAGCGCAGATCGTGGTGAAACTGTTGGATGCGTTCAACGACTTCGATGACAACAGCTATCGCATGCTAACTGGTGGACTGCCGAAAGATTGGGATCAAAATTACGCGGAACCCGATCCATTCGCACACTTATACCGCGTGGAGAGAGGAGAGGATGACACTTAAATTAAATCTAAGAAACGATGTCTGGCAGGTGATGGGTACTGTGATCACGCCAGAGGGAGAGAAAGTCAGGGTGAGGAAATCAACTGGCTTTACCAAACACCAAAAGCAATATGCGAGTGCCGCAATGTCTCGCATACTGCACGACGCAATGAACGGATCGGCAGTCGAGAACGATGCCACGTCTGTTGATGATGCCATCCGTCTGTATCTTACCCGGCCTAACCCGCCGGGAAAGACAGACGCCGTTGTCTTGAGTGTTTTCTCCAGAGCCATGGGGAAGACGCCGCTGAATTGTTTGCAGGTGCATGAAGTTATGGCGCATGTGAATGGAAGGGGGAACAAGGCAGGTACGGTTGCGCGTGAACTGAATAGCATCAATGCAATGCTTGCACATGCGAGAGACATGGGTCTGAATGCACCAGACTTTCGCTTGAAAAGGCCAAGTGTGGATGATGCGCGGTCACGTTGGTTGACTGAGGATGAAAGGGACAGGCTAATTGCGGCCTGTTCAGACGAGATACGTGGGCTTGTGACGTTCCTGTTTTATACGGGGTGTACGATTGGCGAAGCGTTCGCGTTGAACTGGCAAGATGCGCGTGGGGGAAGAGCATTCTTTACGCGCAGTAAGGGCAAGATGCGTAAGCGTCGGACAAGGGCAGTGCCTTTGACTGGCGAGGCGCAGACAGCCATGGGTGCAGACACAGGTGGACTTGTGTTTACACGGCCAGATGGAAGGGAGTGGGAACGCAATGCGTTTTATGACTTCTTTAACCCAAGCTGTATGGCGGCAGGGATCACGGACTTCACAGCCCATGATTGTCGGCATACCTTTGCGTCTCACCTTGTGCAAAAGGGTGCGTCGTTGAGAGCGGTGGCTGACTTGTTGGGTCATACATCGTTGGCAATGGTGATGAGGTACAGCCATTTGGCACCAAGTCACCTGAGTGACACCGTCAACCTCTTAGGGTGTGGTGGCACAAAAGCGACACACGGTACTGAAAGAGCCATATAAATAAGGCTTTTGAGGTGGCATTGATACCCCTGCTAAGGGAGTAAACGTTGACGCGTTTCGAGGGTTCGAATCCCTTCGTCTCCGCCACCTCAACTTCAGTGCAATATGTCGCGCAAGAAAGCGTCGAGCGGTGTCATCGCTCGCGCAGGGCGCAAGAGCGAGGTGTCTGTTGTCACGTCTGTGACACAGAAAAGTCTCACTTGTATATTATACGAGACACCTGTAGAGTGTTTAGTAGTTTAAGATAAGC